TAACGGGAAGAAGCAGTGGTTCTGGACTTGTCCCTCTCGGGGGTCCGGTTTAGTCCACAGTCCGCGGCTTGCCGCTACTACTGTCGAGGTCTTTTATGACGACAGGGTCTTATGACCGAAGTTCGTTTACCACCATCGCTGGTGGCCGTGTAGGATTAGAGTTAACCAAGACTTGGTCTGGTACCGACTCAACGCCTGCACAGCGGACTCCGCGCGTTCAACGAGTTCCTTATCGGATTGCTCGTGTCGTTCGCGACGGGAAGGGACGTACTAGAATAAAGTACATTACCCTCCGTACCCTTGGTTCCGGTAATGGTCGAAATACCACTCCCCGGAGGCGTCTTCCAGATAACCCGTACTCCATGACCTGGAAGTATCGGCGTGATTCTGCAGCGCAGTATGATCCAAGGATTTCTTCTACGCCTAGAGCTTACCTGGCATCTTGTATGCCAGCGGCCACGACGCAGGAGAAGAACCTCTTTGGCCCAAATGACGACATCAAACTCGTCAACAAGCTAAAAGAGCGTATGCAAGGATCCGATTTTAATCCATCGGTTTTCCTTGGGGAAGCACACCAATCACTTCGCATGATTGCCGACGCAGCGATTCGCATCGCTAAGTCTGGCTATCACCTCCGAAAAGGGGACTTGAGTGGAGCTGCAAGGTCCCTCTTAGAGGGAACCTCTAGGCAGCCACTTAAGCCGCGTCATAAGTGGGACCCGCGCCATCCGGAGCGGGGTAGCTATCCCAATCTTCGTGGAGACACGAAGAACCTCGCGAACAACTGGCTGGAACTCCAGTACGGTTGGCTTCCGCTCCTCTCGGATGCGGAAGGCGCTGCTGAGCTTTTAGCTCATCACCTCGAGGTACCACTTCGTACTACCTATCGCGTCGTTCAAAGACGCCAGGAGACGAAGACCTTCTTGAACAACGACGGCGTCCCTAATGGGATCGGCGTAACGGGTTCAAGAGGTAGAAACGTTGTGACTCATAGTCGCATGTTGATCGCACGAGTGGAAGAGGACCTCCACCCTACTCTCGCTGCGAAACTTGGTCTCCTCGATCCAGAACTGGTCGCTTGGGAGCTCCTACCCTTTTCATTTGTTGCCGATTGGTTCATACCAATCGGTGATTTTATGGAGGCGAGAGCTTTTAGCAACCGTCTGAAAGGGACCTTTATCACTTCATCCCTATGGAAGAAGGACGAGCTTGGCTCGTCTATTTCTCCCGGTACCCAGTGGGTGCGATCCACTATTAACAGTGGAGTCTTCTCACATGAAGTGTCCTTCACACGTACGGTCAGTACGTCCCTGAAGGTTGCATTGCCCGAGTTTAAACCCTTTAGAAAGGTTGCGACTTGGAAGCACTGCGCCAACGCTCTTGCGTTGGTCTCCCAGGTGTTTACCCGTCGTGAGACGAAGTTCACACCAGAGCAACAGCGCTTGTTCAAGACCCCCGCGGTCTTGCCCGAGAACTACTGGCATTTTTAGCCAAAAGCCCCTTGAGCTTTTTCAAGAAACTCGTCCTGAACGAATAGGACGTTTATCCCTTAGAAGGAGATCCTTATGGGTCAACAAGCTAACATCACCGCATTTGACGGTGCCGCAACTCCCGTGTCCCACACCTTGGTTGGTGAGGGCGTATTCCGTGAAAAAGACGGCACTCTCCGTGCCGTCTGGAAGGAAAGCCTCTCCGGCGTCCCTGATTACGCACAAATCCGCGTGACCATGACGAAGAAGAAGCTCCCTAGCGGAGTATTCCGGGTTACCCAACGCACCGAAGTTCCTGTAATGGAAGCGGTCTCGGGTCAAAACTCCTCTGGCTACACTGCGCCACCGAAAGTGGCGTACGTGGATACTCATGAGGAGGTGGGTTATTTCCACGAGCGTTCAGTTGTGAACGGCCGTCGCCTTGCGCGACAGCTGAGTCTCAACATTGCTGGGGGCGTGTCTACGTCCGTCACACCTGTGACGACTGGACCTTCTCCCGAGCTCTTTGATCAGCTCATCCAAGTGTCCTAAAGTGCGCGAGCTTCTCGCGTTCACTTTAGCCTTGGCTGCGATCCTTGCAGCTGTTGTGCTTACCATTGACTACAAAAACAGTCATGGCGCACGCAGTCGCGAGGATCGTTCCGTCGAGCTACAGCTTGTAGCTCCTAGCCAGTAGTAGTTCACTGGCTTAGGCGGGCGCGTCTCTGACGCGCGGACCCATCTCTTTCATTGCCTTTCTGAGGAAAATATATGCGCAAACTTACGCATTTTGACGAGACCTTTTCCGAGAGCGAGTCTATCGACTTGCTCAAGGACTTCGCACTATCACACGCCCTGATGGGTGGGCCTATCGGTAAGGAGCTTGCTGTTCTGATTCATAAGAACAGTTTCCGTACCCTGTGTGATTATGAGATAGACTACTCCACACCTGGGATGACCGTAGCGAACTTCGCTCATGCGAGGCAAGCTTTGGCGTTCTTCTCTAAACTCGATTTCCTTGACTTGGGAATCGACAAAGAGCAGGTGGCCCTGGAGAAGTATCTGTCGGCCGAGTCTCTCTGTCGTGAGACAAATGAGATTTTCAGGCTGTGGGCATCCGGGAGCTTTATGTTCCCTAAAGAGGTTGATGCGGTGTTCTACCGCGCTCAACAACTGATAGCCCACGTCCTTGGTGATGTCCCCAGTCTTGAAAAACTGAGGTTTCGCTTCGGCCCTGGTGCGACAACGCTTACTAAAAAGCGAAATGCCTCTGTTCGCGAGAAGATCGCGGCGGGGCTTTCATGTAGCGAAGATCTCTTACCTATGGCCTCGCGGCTGTTGGCTGAGATGCCCGCTTGGACTGAGGCTGTCAAGGCCTCAGCACACGACGTCTGCGTCGGGTCATACCCGACGCCTCACTCAGATGTCTCTGAGCGGACCGAAGTGCCATTGTCTCTCGATGATGGCTACGTCGGTTTCGTCCCTAAGAACTCTAAGACGCATCGCACAATTGGCACACAACCCCCTTTAAACGGGGTTTACCAGCTCGCGCTGGGTGACTATATGGCTAAGCGTCTCGCTAAGTTCGGGGTTGATCTTTCTGACCAGCGCCCTAACCAGGTGCTCGCGAAGGAAGGGTCATTGACGGGGGAATTATCCACCCTCGACCTATCTTCTGCTAGCGACACTGTTGCACTTGAGTTAGTGCATCATCTCCTCCCTGTCGACTGGGCTCTCGCTCTGTCGGTAGGCCGAACGTCTTTCGACATCCTCCCGGATGGAAGAAGATTAAGGTTGGAGAAATTCTCGAGTATGGGAAACGGTTATACGTTCCCTCTTGAGTCGCTCATTTTTTGGGCGCTCACCAAAGCCTCCTCTCGCAAAGGTGCTACCGTCTCTGTTTACGGAGACGACATCATCTGCGAAACACAAAGCGTTGGCGTCCTAAAAGACGTCCTGCGATGTGCCGGGTTTCTGGTCAACTCGAGTAAGTCGTTTACCACGGGACCCTTTCGGGAATCTTGTGGTGCGGATTATTATAGGGGCTTCGATATCCGTCCGTACTACCAGCGTAAGCTGGTCGGTGCGGAGACCCTGTTTGTGCTGCACAATTTTTATGTGCGGCATCAGGAGCATGGCAGAGCCGACGAACTTCGCGAGAAGTTCTTAGGCGCTGATTTCCAGCTCTTTGGACCGGATGGTTATGGGGATGGTCACCTTCTGGGTGATTTTCCTAAGCACCGCAAGGTGCGCCACGACCGAATCGGTTATTCAGGGTACGTTTTTGACACGTATAAGCTGGGAGTTAAGCGGGAGAGAAATCTCAAGCTGCAACCAGGTGACTACGCGTTTGCCCTTTATACCATTTATCAGCGCGCTTGCGCGCCGATTGGTATAAGCGCAGGTTCTCACCTGCGGCCTTCTGAATATGCTCGCGCGTTGGGTGCCCTAGAGCACTTACGTAAAGGCGTTATCGTTGGCGACCCGATTCCCGATGTTAAAATCGGTGAAGAAGGTTATGTGAAGACGGCTTCATTGCCGGGTTCACAGGGCTACAAACGTATATCGATCTACGTTCTTGGAAATTAATCAAGTCTCCGTTAGGAGATTGCGAAAGCTGGAGGACTTCATTAGTCTATAAA